ACATTTTCCTTAGAGGGCAGAGGAGGGGAAAAAGGTATGTTCGAAATGGTATTCTACCCTAGCGTGACGACACAAAAAAATCCATGCTATATACACAATGGTTTAAGTAAAAATCAATTTTCATTAAAGTAATGTCCCATCTAGTAGAAGAGTATGCAAAGAACCTAGGGGTTACAATAGGAAAACCTGTTGTAAACCAGCATTTTTTTCCCATAGAGTTCGATAACTATATAGTAATTAGTGGAGACTCTTCGACAGAGTCAAAAACTTACAAAAGCTACACAATAGTTCTAGGGTTTCTATCCTCTTTTCTAGAAGAAAGAGGAATAAAGGTTGTTCAGTTGGGTGGGGACAAACCCATAAGAGGGGTAAACAAACATGTCTCATGCTGTTTTAAAAACACCGCTTACTTGATTTCTAAATCGATGCTATACCTAGGACCGGATAGTTATCTAGCCCAGTACGCTAGTTCCATAGGAGTGAAGACAGTCAGTATTTTCGGGAATAGTTACGCTAGTGTTACCAAACCATTCTGGAGCAATAGCCAAGATTCTATTTGTTTAGAACCTGATTGGGACTCTAAACCATGCTATTCCAACCATGATCCGAAGGACAATATAAACAAAATTAAACCGGAAGAGATTTCCAATTCAATCCTTAAGTTGCTAGGGCATAAAAAGAAAGTTGATATAGAGACTTTCCACATAGGTAAACATTACAATCAGCCCATTATAGAGGTGGTACCCACTGAAATCATAACAGGTCTGCCGAAAGAAGTGTACCTTAGAGCTGATTATGGTTTCGAAGAAGAGGCTTTTATGTATTATTGTGAGAATCACAAAGTCACGGTGATATCAGAAGGGTTGATTCAGTTGAGTGTTTTGAAGAGGATAAAGCATAATGTAAAGATGTTGATGTTCGCTTTGGATGCTCAGACAGACAAAATACCTAAAAAGTACTTCGATGTCTTGGCTAGCTGGAGAATAAAAATTATTCTTTTGTCTGAGAAAGACTCAGATCTAGGAGTTTTGAGAAATAGGTACTTTGATGTCGATGTACACCCCAGATACAAAGGGGTTGAGAGAATGAAGCTGCCTGACTCTTGCAAGTTTTCGACCAACAAATACATTCTTGAGGCAGATAAAAAATATTTTAGCTATGCTCATTACAAAAAGGGTCTTGACAACGACAACAATGTGTTGGATACTCCAGAATATTGGGACGAACTAGACCATTTTTATATTTATGAGCAAAAAGAAAACAGCGAGAAAGGTAGCTAAAAAGGCTACTACGAAGAAGGTTTTTGGACCGGATGTTTACCAGAGAGACGATCACGGTTTGCTGAAGAACCAAGATTATGTTTTTAATGAGGATGGGTCTATTGATTGGAGGTCTATGATAAAGCCTGATTTTCTTTACCCTAACAGAGACTGGTTTGCGACTAGGAACAAAACTGTTCCTGACTCTACAGAAGGTTTAAGAGATAACCAGTTATTGATTATGCTTGGTGGCATAAAAGAATTGGCCAAGATGAGGGGTTATAGTTCTGTGGACTTTGAAGTAGAAAATATCTCAGATGGTTACGTAACAGCCAAATGTATAATTAAATGGGACGGGAATTATGAGTCGTGTGCGACAATCTACACAGACGTGGCGAATGCAAGTCTGGACAACACAGATTCTTTTGCGTCTAAATTCCTTGAGACCATCGCATGTAATAGGGCTTTTGTCAGGTGTGTGAGGAACTTCCTTAACATTCATATCGTTGGTGCTGACGAAATAGATAAGTCTAAAGGGTCCAAGGTTTCACAAAGCTCAAGTGATCAAAGTTTTACTGTCTCAGCAGCCACTACAACACCCAAAGGTTTGCTAGAGAAATACCTTAGGGACAAACATGAGGTGACCAATTTTGATGGGTTTAAAGATTTACTACGGCTACTTTGGAAAGAAGAGAAGTATGTCAACGAGGACGTAAAAGATTGGGGTTCCTTTAACGACATTCCTGTAAAGGAGGTCAGGAAGCTTATTGCAGTCATAGCAAAGTGATAAAAAGGTTGGCTAACGGAGAAGACTTTTGTCAGGCTGTGGACGACCTGACGAAAGCTCTTGACTTGCAAGGGGAAGATAAAAACTATCATTATCTATTGCCGAATGGAGTAGACTCTATTAAGAAGGCTTTTGGCCATAGCAGGGTTCTAACTTCGAAAGTCTTTGTGTGGGCCAATCTAAGCAACTCAGGCAGTTATGATGCGGCTATAATTTTCTTGAAGAACAAAGACCCTAGACATGGGGTAGAGATGTTTTCTGAGTATATTTGGTTGTCTTCTAACCCCAGAGCAGGTTACAAGCTTTTAGCTACAGCAATAAAATTTGCCAGAGATAACGGGTTTGAGTTCATACAAATGGGTTGCTCAGAAAAATCACCTAACAAAGACAAAGTCAAGAGTCTATATAAGAAGCTTGGATTCCTAAAGGATAGTGAAACTTACATAGCTAAATTATGAATAATAAAAAGTCCAAACAAATAAGAAAACTAATACTAAACACAGACGATGAAATATCAAGAAGAAATTATAGGAGATTCAAAAAACAATATAAAAGTCTCTCAGGTAAAGCCAGAGAGGAGTTTCTTAAAACCACAGAAGAGTTCTTTAAGTCGCTGGGCGAAAAATAAGATGGGGGCCTTTTGGGTCAAGACGAAAGGAGACAACCATTTTCTTTCTGGGGTGGTCGAGTTTGAAGGGAAGAAGATTCCCGTTTGTATTTTCAAAAACAAATACCAAGAAGGTTCTACACCGCACTTTCAGATGTACAGGGTGGGCGAAGAGTGATCACTTCTTTATAAATTTATCGGGGTTCTTCTCAAATTTTTTTGCTAGCGCAATAATCCCGTTTATGATTTCTGGGGCCACAACCCCTATAACTCCATAGGACACTGCCTTTATAAAGTCGCTTATAGGGGCGTCTTGGAGTACAAACCAAAGGATTCCTGATAGTATCGCAGCTGCGGCCACATTCCTAGCGAATGTTTTTAGAGAATATCTTCCTTTGTAAGTTAACATTCTAGCTATCATACCTGATGCTCCTATTAGTGGTATCAACCAGCCCCCGTTAAAGAACTCCCCTATGATATTTTTGAAATCCATGTAAAATATATTACACTTAAAAACAAATTAATGTGTAAGATAATGTGGACATGGACGGGGAAAATCGCAAAAAAATTGCGGAGGCGATAGCTTTTGCAAAAAAATATTGTAATCCAGCAGATAGTGAGATTATATCTGATCTGGACCGCCATGCAAGAGAGACTGCGTGGGCTTTGCTTCAACAGTTAAGGGAAGAGCAACAGAAGAGTTGTGTGTGTTCTGAGTGTGGTTCGGAGCCTATTGAGGAGGAACCAGAGGGGCCAGAAGAGCCTTCAGAAGAAATCAAAGAGGATGATCCTAAGGTAGAAAAGGTAAAAGTTAAATCTGAGACTTCTGAGACCTCCACTATGGATAAGCTTGGAGAGATAGCTGAAAAAAATAAAGATATCTTAGACAAAGCTGCAAAAGGTACAGCGGCTGCAGCAGCTGCCGGAGCGACGGCTCAAACTGCTAGTGCCGCCACTGGGTTAAGCGCTTTTGTCCAAGAAACTGTTCAAAAAGTAGGCACGATTGGAATGGCTGGCACTATGTCTATAGGCAGTGGAGCTTACTTTCAAGCCAAGACGACAAAAGAAAAAGGCACTGAAATAGCTGTTGTAGCAGAGCAGGAACACCAAGTTTTTTCTAATTTAAATGATTTTACTGAGACAGCAATTGGGTTCCAACCTTTCGGCGGTATTACTGAAGCTGTTGTAGAATATGCCGAAAAAGGTTATGGAGATGTTGTTGGAACGTCTGAAGAAGGTTACGAAAAGGGAGAAGAAGGGGAAGATGAAGGGTCTGTTGGCGAAGAGGGGGAAGGCGAAGCGTCTGACGAGGCTGAAGAAAATGAGGGTGAGCCTACAGAAGAAAATAATGAAGAAGGCGAAGAAGGAGCTGTCAAAGAAGAGGATTCTGTAGAAACTGAAGAAGAGGAAACTGAAGAAGAGGAAACAGAAGAATCCAAAGA